CCCTGGCCTGGTACTACACCCTCCCCGCCGAGACACAGGAGGAGTTGGCAGCCATCCGGGAGCGGTATCTTCCGCAGCTGGACCGCCTGGGGGAGGTGTGACCGATGCTGACACCGGACCAGATCCAGGCGCTGGGGGACCAGGCCGCCCAGATGACGGTGAGCATGGAGGAGTATCTGATCCGGGATATCGCCCGGCGGGTGCGGGAGGCGGGGCAGTTGACCTCCACCGCCGCCTACCAGGTCTGGCGGGCCCAGCGGCTGGGCCTCTCCCGCCGGCAGATCGAGAAGATGCTCCGCCGGGAACTGAAGGTGAGCCACAAACGCCTCCGGGAACTGCTGACCCAGTCGGCGGAGGTGGGGTACAACTTCGACCTTTCCCGCCTGCCCAGAAAGGCGGTGCCCTTTGGGGAGAACGCCACCCTCCAGCAGCTGGTGGCCGTGTCGGTAGAACTGGCCAAGAAGGACTTTACCGACCTGGTGCAGACCATGGGTCTGGTGGCGCCGGACGGCAAAGCGTACCCCCTGCGGAAAGCCTACCTGAAGATCATCGACTTCGCCTTCCAGCAGGTCATCACCGGGACGGCGGACCACCAGACCGCCATCCGCCAGGCCACCCGGAAACTGGCGGACTACGGCCTGCGGTCCATCGACTACCAAAGCGGCGTGCATACCTCCCTGGAGGCGGCGGTGCGGCGGAACATCCTGGGGGGCCTGGGGCTGATGCAGGAGAAGATATCCCAGCTGGACCACGACCTGCTGGAGGCGGACGGGTGGGAGATATCAGCCCACGCCGCCAGCGCCCCGGACCACGAACCCATCCAGGGCAGGCAGTACAGCGACGAGGCGTTTCAGCGTCTCAACGACAGCCTGGCCCGGCGGATCGGGACACTGAACTGCGGCCACGCCGCCTTTCCCATCCTGCTGGGGGTGTCCCAGCCCCAGTACACCGAGGCGGAACTGGCCCGATCCCGGGAGGAGAACGCCCGGGGCATCCAATACGAGGGGAAGCGGTACACCCTCTACCAGGCCACCCAGAAGCAGCGGGAACTGGAGCGGGCCATCCGCCGGCAGGAGCGCCGTGTGATGGCGGCGGAGGAGACCGGAGACGGGGAAGGGACAGCCGCCGCAAAGACCCGTCTAGCCCTGCTGCGGCGCCGGTACCGGGAGTTCTCCGGGGCCGCCGGGCTGCGGGTACAGGAGGAGCGGACATGGGTGGCGGAAACTTCGGGACCGTACCAAAAAAATGTCGACCCCAGGTCATTGAAAAATCTCACAAGGGATGCTATACTGAAAACGAAAGCAGGTGGAGTGCAGTTGGAACGACCGTTTCAGACCGGCGCCTACACAGGGGCGCTGGACCCCAACAGCCTTGAAGCGGATCTCCATAGCATCCGCTACTATGCCGCCGTGCGGGAGATGAAAAACGATGTTGCGGCGATCGCCAAAAATACAGGATGGACCGAAGTGGCGATCTGGAAGATCAAGCGCCATGTCTTTTTGGAACCCCACGACCTAGGGGGTACCAAGCCGGAGCGGTTCGACCCGGATTATCATATGGCGGTTTCGTGGCAGCGCCTGATAGAAGGAAAAAAGATCCATCCCCAGGATGTCGTTCTGCTGAAACATGAGTATTTGGAATCGACTATGATGAGGATAAAAGGTCTTTCCTATCGGGAGGCGCATATCCTGGCAAATAGGAAGCACAATTATGCCGCGGCGATCAGGGAGGAAGGCAAATGAACATCTTAAAATTGGAACAGGTAGATAAGAGACAGGTCATGTATCTCTATCAGCCGGAAGGCGAGGGAGAATTTGGGGTGGTCGTCTTTGACCTGGCTAGCGAAAAACCGGTGATCACAAAGATCGCGCCGCAGGATGAAGGCGGGCGCTATGCCAACAAAGCTGCTGTCAAGGTCTGCCAGTTTGTCGCCAGTAAAAACCTTCCGATGGAGTACACCCAAGCCTGGTACTGACAATGGCCATCGACCTCGGGGAGGGATGCGGAGGAACGCCACCCCCGCCCAAACACCGTTGCTGACAAAGGGCTGCCCTTCCGGCGGCCTTTTGCTTTGCCCCGGCCTGATATAAGCCGGCAAGCACCCGATGGGGTGCTTTTTTGATGCCCAAAAAAGAAAGGAGACCACGATGAAAGCGGAATTTTTGCAGAACATCCGGGTGGGTAACACGCCCCTGCCCGGGGAGGTGGTGGAGGCCATCCTGGAGGAGAACCGGCGTGACGTGGAGTTGGCAAAGAAGCCCTTTGCCGACTATGAGGCCGTCAAGGAGCAGCTGGCCGCCGCCCGGGAGGGGCTGAGAGCCTTTGAAGGGGTGAACGTCCAGGACCTCCAGGGGCAGGTGGCAAGTCTCACCAGGGACCTGGAGGACCGGGAGACCCAGCATAAGGCCCAGCTGGCGGAACTGGAGTTCCAGGGGGCGCTGAAGGACGCCGTCGCCGCCGCCGGGGGCCGCAGCGCCAAGGCCATCCAGGCGCTGCTGGATGTGGACGCCCTGCGGCAGAGCAAAAACCAGGAGGCGGACATCAAGGCGGCGCTGGAGGAACTCAAGAAGGAGAGCGGATACCTCTTCCAGGAGAAGGCGGCCCCGCCGCCCTATGCCGCCGGCACCGGCAGCGCCCCTGTCGGCGGCGGGAAGTACAGCCGGGAGATGGCGGCCATCCGTGCCGCCGCCGGCCTGAAGAATGACTGACAGAAAGAAGGAGTAGAAGATGCCGAACAACATCACCCTTGCGCAGCAATTCGTCCCGGTGCTGGACGAGATCTACAAGCTGTCCTCCCTGACCTCCGGCCTGGACGGTAGCCCGGAACTGGTTAGGGAGGGGGCCAACGCCGGCGAACTCATCATCCCCATGCTGGAGATGCAGGGCCTGGGGAATTACAGCCGCAACGCCGGCTATGTGGATGGGGATGTCACCCTCACCAACACCACCGTCAAGTGCAACTATGAACGGGGCCGGATGTTCACGGTGGACGCCATGGATGACCAGGAGACCGCCGGCATCGCCTTCGGACGGCTGGCGGGGGAGTTCATCCGCACCAAGGTGGTGCCGGAACTGGACGCCTTTCGCTTTGCCGCCTACGCCAGCAAGGAGGGCATCTCCCAGGCCGCCGCCGCTCTGACCACCGGCGCCACCGCCATCGCCGCCCTGCGGGCCGCCACCAACAGGATGGATGAGGACGAGGTCCCTGCCGAGGGGCGCCAGCTTTTCATCACGCCCACCCTCCATGGCATGATCCAGGACCTGGATACCACCAAGAGCCGGGAGGTCCTCTCCCGGTTTTCCGCTGTGGTGCTGGTGCCCCAGACCCGGTTTTACACCAAGATCGACCTGCGGACCGGTGTGAACACCGACAGCGACACCACCCAGGCGACCGGGGGCTACGCCAAGAGCGCCGACGGCTTGGCCATCAACTTTATGGTCATCCATCCCTCCGCCCTGATCCAGTTCCAGAAGCACGCCGCCCCAAAGATCATCTTGCCGGAGCAGAACCAGAACGCCGATGCCTACAAGTTCGGCTACCGCTGCTACGGCATCGCCGATGTCTACAAAAACAAGCTGGCGGGGGTCTATCTCCACAACGCTCCCGCCGCTGCCAAGTAAAGGAGGGCGCCGCCATGGCCGATCACAGCTTTTACACCGGTGTTTACCAAGGGGATAGCATCCCGGCGGAGGAGTTCCCCCGTCTGGCGCTGCGGGCCGAGGCCCAGCTGACACAGTATAAGCAGGCCTACCGGGTGACCGCCCCCGCCCCGGACAGCGAGGCCATGGCCGTCTGCGCCATGGCGGACGCCCTCTACTGCTTCGAGGTGGCCCAAAGCGGCGGCGTGGTGGCGGCCGTCTCGGTGGGCAGCGTCTCCAGCACCTTCCGGGACCCGGGGCAGGACCTGAGCCCCCGGTCCCAGGCCCGGGAACTGTACCGCTGCGCCCGGCTCTATCTGGACATATACAGGGGGTGCGGCCGATGCTGAGCCTTCGCCGGAGGTCCCCGCTGGACTACCGCCTTTGCCGCCAGACCGTCACCATCTACCGCCAGGAGGCCCCGGGGCAGTATAGCCGCCGGGTGTTCCAGGGGGCCTTTTTGGAGCGGCGGCGGCAGGTGGAGACCAGCAAGACCGGCAGCACCGGGGAAAGTTCCTTCCTGCTGGTGCTGCCGGGGGATGGAACGCCGGTGCGCCCTGGAGACAAGGTGCTGCCAGGAGAGGGCCCGGAGGTCACCACCCGGGAGGAGTGGGCGGCCCTCATCCCTGCAAAAGTACCGGGGCTGGTGGTGGTGGGGCGTGTGGAGCCGAGATACTGGCAGGGGAAACTCTGCCACACAGAAGCGGAGGGATAACAGATGCTAGTGGGTAGAGTGGCCGTAGAACTGCATGGAGCCCGGGAGATCATCCGGCGCAAGGGCCTGGCCCCTGGGGGAGCAGTGCAGCGGCAGCACACCGCAAACGTCCTGCGGCGCATCGTCCGGTATCTGCCCTATCGCAGCGGAAAGACCATCAAGCAGACCATCATTCAGACCGACATCAGCCGGCCGGAGATCGTCACCCGGACCCCCTACGCCAAGTACATCTACCACGGCAAGGTGATGGTGGGCAAGGCCCCCAAGCGGGTGACTGACAAACCTTTGGAATACACCAAGGACAAGAACCCCCTGGCGGGGCCCCGTTGGGATAGGCGGCTGGTTTCGGCAGAGGGGAAGCTACTGGCCCGGGAACTGCAAAGCTATCTGGATAGGAGGAAGCGCCAATGACCGCCTTGGAAAGGCTCAGGGAGTGGCTGGGGAAGTATCCCGGGTCTGACCTTCTCTCCACCTTCCAGGTGGACTACACCAGCCAGGTCCCCGGGTGCGGGGGCATCTTCCCCGCCGGCCTGGTGGAACTGGACCGCCGCCGGGATATCCTGGGCGGCGTGACGGTGGAGAACCAGTATAACTTTGCCATCTACTACCTGTTGGAAAGATCCCCCGGGGACGACATTGGGGCAACGCAGAACGCCGCCTGGGTGCTGGACTTCCAGGAGTGGGTGCAGCGGGAGAGCCTGTTGGGGCATGTGCCCCGGTTCGGCAACACCGCCACACGGGAGACAGCCCGGGCGGAAAACGGGACCCTGTACGAGGTGGGCGGGGAGGGAACGGCGCTGTACAGCGTCCAGCTTTCCGTCCGGTTTGAAGTGAGATATGAGAGGTGAGATACCATGGCCGATATGACCTTTAACACCAGCCCCGGTTCGGTGGTGGACCGCTGCCTGCTGGTGCTCTGTCTGAACACCGCCGAAGCCGGCGCCCCCGTTTGGAGCCCGGTGGGCAAGCGGGTGGAGGAGAGTTCCATGGAGTTCGATTGGGGGGAGGAGAGCCGCACCGACATTTTTGGTCAGACCTACACCACCATGAAGAAGCCGGTCATCACCCAGACCTTTGAGCCCTGCGAGTTGGACGCTGCCGACGCCGCCCAGCGGAAGATATGGAACCTGGCCATCCGGCAGCAGGACGCCGCCGACCTTTCCAACCTGGATATGCTGG